GATTCATCACCAAAGATGGTAAAATCACCGAAAGAGAAAATGTTGAAGAGATGGAAAATCAAATGATGGAAATCGCTACATTATTTTCTGAAGCATTAAAGAAAATTGAGAACAAGTTGGATGAGATTTCAAAGAAAAATGAAGTTTTGGAATCAAAGTTCAATAAGTTTTCTAAAGAACCTGCGGGTTCAAGAGTTTATACTCAAAAAACAATAAACGAAGAAGAAAATCCTCTATTGACAAAATTAGAAGCATTCAGAAGAATGAGAGAGGATATGTCTAAAAACTAAACAAAACAAATTAAAATGAAAAAAGGAAATTTAAGCAAACTGAACTTCAATTACGACCTCGGCGGGTTGAGTGCTTATGTAGACCAACTGTCTCCTGATATTATTTCAGAAGCGGTTCTTACTCCTGTAACAATGAAATATGTGAATGTTATTCCTGGTATCAAAGGAACTCAGAATGTAAACTTACTTTCTGAAACTCTTTCTGTACAAACAGGAACAACTTGCGGATGGAACTCTCAAGGTGATGTAACTTTCACTGTAGCACCAGTTACAGTTCAAGCATTGAAAGTAAACCAATCATTGTGTTTACAACAATTAAACACCCTTTGGTTGGGTCAGTATTTGAATGCAGGGTCATACAATGAAAATGCACCCTTCGAACAAGCAATCATCGATTTGCAAACAAAGCAAATCAAAAGATATAACGAAGATTTATTGTGGAACGCATCGAGTGGTACATCATCATTCTCAGGTTTCATCGAAATCTTAAACAACTCAGGTTCTGTAGTTAAACTTACAGGTCAAACAGCATTATGTTCTGTAACAGGTGCTACAACAACTGAAAAAGCATATAACACATTAGCTCAGGTTGATAATTTAATCAACGCATTGGATAGAAATGTCTATGACAGGAGTGACATCGTTGTGTATATGAGTCAATCCGCATTCAAGTGCTATATGGTAGCATTGAGAAATGTAAACAACTTCCATTTCACAGAACCAACTCTCGGTCAAGTATATGAAGTATTCCATCCTCAATCAAACTACAAAGTAGTAGGTGTACCAGGATTGAATGGTTCTGATTTGATTGTTATCGGACCAATGCAGTATATGCTCGTTGGTACTGACTTAGCATCGGATGAAGATTCGTTCCGTAGTTGGTGGTCGCAGGACTTCCAGGAAGTCCGCGTAATGGCAGCTTGGAAACTCGGAACACAAGTTGCATTCCAAGAGTTCTTTGTAACTAATGGTCTATAATTGTTATGAGAAGGGGAATTCGGGACTGATTTCCCCTCTCATTTCAATAAAAAAATAAACTAATCAAACAAATCAAAATAAAATGAGTTGTAATTTAACGAGCGGAATTTTGTTGGGTTGTAGAGATAATATCGGTGGTCTCAAAACAATGTGGATTACTGATTACTGCAATATCAACACTATCACTCAATCAACAGGAGACACCATTACCGCAATTTCTGGCACAGGTGAATTTTATTGTTTCGAATTGATAAGAACAAGCTCACAACATACTGAAACAGTGAACGCTTCACTTGAGAATGGAACAGTATTCTATCAAGGTGAAACAGTTGCTTATTTCGCAAAACTTGACCAAGCAAAGAGAAATGTTCTCAAAGTATTGGCTCAATCTCAGAGATTAGCAATTTGCATCGAAGATAATAATGGTTCTTATTTCCTACTTGGACAAACCTACGGCTGCTTCATCAGTGCAGGAACATCTGTCACTGGTAAGGCACTGGGGGACCAAAACGGCTATAACATTACATTCCAATATATGGAACCAAATCCGATGAATGAATTGAGTGGAACTCTTTCTTCAGTGGTATCTGGTATCACAGCAGGTAGTTGTGGTTGCTAATAAAAATCTAATAAAATCGTGGGGAGATAAAACTCCCTGCGATTTATTTATATTATGCTAATAATCAAAACAAACCAACCAAATACTTTGGTTGTTACTGTTTCTCAGAATTCCGAACTTACCAATCCTGAGTATCTATTTTCTTTTACACATATATTCTCAAAGGAAAATGTAACATTCATTCCTACAGATATTTCAACGCATAAAAGTAGATATGATGAATTTTATTTTGTTGAGGGAAATGGTGTAGGACAAATTAGATTTCCCTATGAGGGACAATATCTATATTCCATTTGGGAGCAACCCGCCGGCAGCGGGAACTTGAATCCTGCATTTGCGACCAATGTTGTTGAGAATGGTGATGCTCAAGTTATCGTTCAATCAGCAATCACAGTGAATTCTCAATTCGATTCATTTATTTCAAATAATGAATTCAATTCAAATTATATCTTCGCTCCTGATGAGATTCAACCGCTTGTTCCAAGTCCAACTCCTTCTGTAACTACTACAAACACTCCTACTACAACTCAAACTCCTTCTGTCACCCCAAGTGTAACACAAACCAATACTCCGAGCATAACACCATCGGAAACTCCGACAAATACGCCTTCTGTAACACAAACCAATACTCCGAGCATAACACCATCGGAAACTCCGACAAATACGCCTTCTGTAACTCCAACAGAAACTCCAACTAACACTCCTTCTGTTACACCGACAACCACAATGACGCCAACAAATACAAATACTCCGAGTATCACTCCAAGTCCTACTCCTTTTGATTCTGATGCTACAACCTTTTTGAATGCTGTTGTTGCGACAGGGGGAACTCTCAATGCAACGATATCTGCGGCAACCAATACACTCTTTACCTCATTAAAATCTAATGGTCTTTATACTTCAATGAAGGCAATGTATCCATTCATAGGTTCAACTTCGGGTTCTTGTGCAATCAACGCAGTTAGTCCTGGTACATATAATATTACTTGGTTTGGAGGAATGTCATTTGGAGTTTCAGGAGCAACCGGTAATGGAACTAATGGTTGGGGAAATACAAATCTAATACAAACGGCATTTACTCAAAACAGTGTGAGTGCTGGTGTTTATCAGATAACCTCACTATCAGGTGGAGCTGAATTTGTATTTGGTAATTTCAGTACTGGTGGATTACCTGCAATACAACTTTCAACCTATTTAACAACTTTAGGTGGAAATTATGCTTATAGATTGGGTAGTACGAGTATAACCTCACAAACATATTCTGGAAATACTGGAATGTTTGTCATCTCAAGAACAACTGGTAGTACTACAACTCATAATTTGTATAGGAATGGTAGTTTGATAAATTCAACAAGTAATAGTTATACTGCGACTACAACCCCAAATGCAATATATGTATTTGCGAGACAAGGGTCAGGTGGTGCTACCCAAGAATTTTCACCACAAACTTTAGCATTTATATTCTTCGCAGATGGATTGAGTGGTTCACAGGTTTCAACCTTGAGTTCAATAATAAATACATTCAATACATCTTTGGGTAGAAATGTATATTAGAGCATTTATAAAATAGGATTGATTTTTAGTTAAAAAATTATATTTATCAATATGAGTGAACAAGAACCAATAAAGAATGATACCTTAAAAGTATTTGATTTCGCTACAGCAAATGTTCCGATTATTGAAGAAAATTTGGTTATCAATACAAGGTCGCCTTGGGTTTATTATGGAATTGCCAATTTAGCACCACAAGAACTTATTAGATTATACAACTCATCACCAACACATAGAGCATCAATTCAATCCAAGTGGTATGGTGTAAGAGGTGAAGATTTGATTTTACAAGAGGACATAGATAACAGAAGAATTGTAATGGTCAATTCAATGGGTGAAACTCTGTATGATGTATGGAGCAAATGTGCTCTCGACTTCATTCTCTATGGGGCGTTCAGTTTAAATATTGTATGGCGCAAAGACCGTGACTTAGGATTTGAAATGTATCATATGGATACATCAAAACTCAGAGCAGAGAAAAGTGACATCTACGATAGAGTTCATCACTATTATTATTGTGCTGATTGGAATTTCCCAAAGAAATTTATTCCGAGAAAATTGGTAGCCTTTGACCCAAGTAATGAAGAACCATCACAAGTATTTTATTATACAACGCATTCTGCTGGCAATAATTTCTACGCAACTCCCTCCTATTGGGGCGGAGCAACAGCAATCTCAACTGAGATAGAAATCTATAATTGGTGGTTTAACAATATCTGTAATAACTTATCTCCAAGTTTATGGGTTTCTCTCAATAACGGTATACCCGCTCCTGAAGAACGCCAGTCGATTTATGATAATCTCGTTGCTAAGTATGGTTCTTCAAATAATAGCGGGCGTTTATTTTTGTCCTTTGCAAATAACAAAGAAGAAGCACCTGAGATAACACAAATCCAACCTAATAGTTCTGATAAGATGTGGATTGAAATGGCGGATGCTGTACAACAAGCAATCCTTACTTCACATCAAATTAGTAGTCCTGAGCTCTTGGGTATTATAACGCCTGGTGGTCTTGGGACGCCTGACCATCTTGAAGCTCAGGACCATTTCCAACATTTGGTAATCAAACCAATTCAAACTGAAATCAAAAAGGTATTTGAAAAATTATTATTGCTAAGAGACAGAATACCTGCAAAGATTGACATAACTCAATTCAGAATGGTTACAACTCCTGATGAGAAACCTATTGAGAATATCAATGTAGATAAAGTTGAAGATGTTGGAGTAAACAAAAATGAAAATATAACAACAAATGAGTAGTCCTGGAATTGTACCTCAGAATGTATTACTGATAAGCGAAACTAAGCTCAAAAATTTTAGTGATATAGACCCCAATGTGTCGAGTGGAGTTCTTTTACCATTCATAGGTGTTGTACAACAGACAAAACTCGAATATATCATAGGAGCCCGTTACTATAAGGAATTATGTTATCAGGTATCAGGAGGAACAATATCTTCCAATATTACTGATTATAATTTCTTGGTTTATTTTGCTCAACCGATGCTAATATGGGCAGCATACGCTGAGTGCT